TTTAACCCATTCCATCTTAGGCTTCTTGCGAACAACAGGCCCTTTTAAGATCGCACTTGGGAAAGTAACAATATCATCAATGAACTCTGTAAACGCTTTTACCCAGTTGCCCTGCGACAGCTGATCTTCCATCTTAACTTCCATACGCTCACATGTACGCCACGCAACATCTTTCATGTGTGACGTAGCCGCATCTTTCATTTCAAGCAAGCGCTCACGTACTTGTTGATCTGTAGGAGGCTGACCGCTTAGGTAGAGCTGTTTAATCTCTTGCTCAGCTTGTTGAATAATACTTTCAACTTCGTTAGGCGGTAGGTCTGGTATTGGGCTTGGCTCTATCGTCCAAGGTTTATCTTCTGAAGCTTGTAGTAATGTATCTTTTAACCAGCTTGATGCAGCCCTGCATTTATTGGCTGTAAGCATCATGTATATTGTTGAGCTTCCTTGCTCACGTAGCTGAGCTAACTTATCAGGGTCGTATTCACCTCTACGTTGGCGAACACTTTGAAGCATTTTATTTTCTGCAGTCTGCTGCTTTGCAAGCATACAAGCTGTCCATTTCATCTTGACATAACTTGCAAGACTACGGACTAATGTTGAAGAATTTTCTATCTGCGCTTTCGCTCGCTCTTCTTGCTGAATAGCTTTTAATGACTTAATGTTTACTAGCCCACCGTAGTTCACAGAACCCGGCGCAGCTGAATTAGTCATGTTTAAACCTAATTGCATATTAATTCCATACGTAAGGTACTTTGTGAACTTTCACCGCCTTCTTCTCCCATGCGTCGCCGTTAACATTTCCGTCGGCATGTAGACAAGCATACTGATGAGCATCAGCAATGTGTGAGTGCGAATTTTTCTCCGGCTTGTCGTCAGCTTCGCCGTTTTGTCGTATTTTATACCTATACCCGCCTCTTAGTGCAGGAATTAAATGTACACAACTTGGATCAATCAGATGACCAGGCTTGCCGTCAACCGTTCGAGTGAGGAATTTATCAACTGCGTTCACCCTTGCAACAACGCTGTTTGACTTGGCTGGGATGACTCTAAACCCCTCGGCTTTCAAAATATCAAAGACGCTTTTCTCGTCTGTCTGCGCCCGCTGACTACCTGCCGGGTCTCCGATGATTAGCACATTCATACCAGGAAACTTGTTGGCAAGCAGCGGTTTTAGCTTCTCTCTACTAAACCGTAAAATGCCCATACCTTCTGAAACAATGTCTGCAAACGTAAGTAACCTACCCTGCATGTCTACCTGATTTATGGTGCAAGCTGGGGTTAACCCGAAGTCCATTCCAATAATTAACGGGTGGGTCGCAAGTTTTATATGAGTCAGTGGTTTTTTAGCAACATGAATATCTCTATCAAATGAACCAAACACAGGTTGACCACTTAAAGATTTACCAAACTTACCATGAACGTATACGTCAATCCAGTCGTCTGACTTGCCTTCACACAAATTCTCGTAGTACCCATCGGGCAAAAACTCAACCCAGTCAGCTTCTTGTGATAGCCCTGATGGCTGTATTGTCACGTGCATGTTGTTTGCAGGATCAGCAAGTAATTTTTCCCAAAACGTATCAGCGTCCGGTGGGTTAGTAGCTCCCCACACTTTGTGAACCTGCTTGCCGTTATCATCACAGGCTCCAACACCGTTCATGGTTTTGTCAGGATATCTACCTAGACGACCAGTTAAGGCGTTGTAAATATCAGGATTTATTTCCCTGAACTCATCCATAACTCCGAAAGTAAGCTGTAGAGATAACAAGCGCCGTACATCATTAGCATCATCCAGCCCCCTGAAAAGAATCTCACACTCTACGTCGTTGAACTTGAGCAAAAATTTACTGTTCGTCTTCTCTAAGATACCTGCTTCCCCGTCTGGAAACCATTTTAAAAAATCAGGGATTGTCGTATCCCATAGCATCTGACGAGTATTACGAATGACAGCGCACCGACTGCGGCGTATGCCGTCACTCCCAGCTTTAACTTTTGCTGCTTCATAGCTGATCTTAATTAATGAAGCCGTTGTCTTTGTCGAACCAACAGGGCCAACAATGAAGTTAGCAAATTTTTCACTGGTTAAGAACGGTACAACTGAAGGGCTTGGTGTGTAGACTAGGTTAGCCATCTATTGTTACAGGCTGTGAACCTTTGGGTATGTTGATCGTAATACTAAACTGTGGTTTGCCGTCCCCAGCACTAGCTTCTTTCTTAGGCGCTTTGATCCCTGCAATCTCAACGAGCGAGTTAAGCACCGCTTGCTTTTGAAGAATAGTACTGTCTGTACCTATGGTCTGCTTAAATAACTCATTCATCAACTGATCTGCCATGAGGCCAGCTTTGAGTCTGAACGTAACACCTTCTTTCTCAAACTGTGCACGTTGGCTTTGAACCGCACTAATGAACGGCCCCCACTGAGAGATTTGCTCCCAGCGTTCATCAGTCAAGCCTAAGCGTCTTGCAATATCGGCCGGATTCTCCAACCCTGCAGCACACTCCCATACCAACTGGGGCGGGACATCCAACGTTACATGAGGCTTACTAATGTCTGCTGGAAGCGCAAACTCGTAGTTATCTAAAAACCTAGATAGATCGTCTTCATCCATTTTGCTTTGGTTTTGAATTAGCAAGGAATCCATTCAGCGCTCTCCTCATTAATTCTGACATCGTTAGTCCAGTTTCTTCAGACTGCTTACGCAGCTCAATGATAAGAGGCTCAGGTAAATAAAAGTTGTATCGTTTCATTTTTTAGCCGTCTTTGCAGAGTCTTTAAATGCTTTTGCAGTTGGCGCACCCTTAGCCCCAACCGACCTCATTTTTTCAACAGGCTTGCCTTCAGCTTTCTCACGCTTTATACGCTCCTGTTTTTTATGGATGTTGGCATAAAGTCCGGGCTTCATNNTANCANTTCCAAGCTTTNANAGANTTATTAATCCTTGAATCAGGATCATTCTTCTTCTCTGTACCAGTCAGCTTCTTTTTCATTCCTTCCATACGAGCACAGAAAGAATCTTTGCGTGGGCCGCCTTCTGGTTGTGGTGGTTTAAGGTTNTGACCTTCTTTTTTAGCAGAGGCTCTCCCCTTGGCGTTTAGACCGCCGTTAGGATTTTTGCCTTCCTTGCGTTGCCAAGCGGGAGTTGTAGCCATTATTTTTTCCTTAGTTTACCTAGTGTTTCTGCTAGACGAGCTTCCTTGCCTTCCTTACCAGGCTTCTTAGCCGCCGCTTCAAGCTTAGCTTTAGGAATTTTTTTACCTTCGGGTACTCCAAGTTTTTCATGCAAAGCCCCTTTGTTTTTTGTTGCACCAGCGATCCAATTTTTTGTAGCCATGATTACTTTCCTTTCTTAGCGTACATTGCAGGAGACTCTTTACCAGACTTAAGTCGTTTAGCTTCAGCCATCAAAGTTTTAGAAGAGGCTTTCTCGCCTTCACCCTTTTCACCTTTAACGTACTGCTTTGGTGTTATTTTACCTTTGCGTACATCTTTAGCTTCTGTCATCTCTTCACGCTTGGTCTCTTTACCTTTGAATATTTTTTTCAGATTGGTAGCCATGTCATCCTCCTGTGATAAAAGTTGTATTATCATACACAACGCAACGTTTTTGTTGTTTTTAATTTTTTCCGGAGAAAAATTATGCTAGACCTTATCGAGACAATGCTGCGTGAATTTCGTGTATTTTCCCAAGATTTTTATACTTTTCGTGACCAAATGCAAGCATTTATTGACTCCCAGTCTGCGGTTACTGATGCTGTGGCTTCTGCTGTTGCTGATCCCGTTCCTGCCGTGGCTGCTCCAGAGCCTACTCCAGCTCCAGCTGTCGAGCCAACCCCATCTGTTGTAGATAATGTTGCTACTGCTGATACTGTAACTATTGAAGTTACCCCAAGCGCTTAAGTCTTAGACAATTTAGTGCTGCCCACTTCGGTGGGCTTTTTTATGGGCGCTCGGTATTTGTTGTGGCTAATATACACAACATGTAAAAATTTGACCTTGCGATGTGTGAAACGGATGAGGTGGGGGGCGGCGTGTCATGGGCGTGTCCCTCTCCCTCTCCCCTGCTGTCGTTTGTCGGGTAGAAACCATTAGTGTAGGGACGATCGTGTCTCTCGCTTCAAGCTCATTAAATTAGCGACGTGTTTATATTTGTGCGGTGCTTCGTGCCTTTGTCTTAGTGCATCAGGTCAAGTATCGAGAACATGGGTATATTTGCGTGAAGTTTAATCATTAAAAATTCGACTCTCGGATGTGGCTAATGCGTGTGCATTTTCGTCCCGAGCGCTCTTTGTAGGTGAGCGTGAGCTAACTACCGATATTTCCCTTGCATCATCTAAACCCCTAGGGGCATGGTGTAAACACACACGGCAAAGTGTGGCAAGGGGATTTTAATGTGTGTCTTAATCCTAGGATACACATACACAATCATTTACTTAAGGGGAAACTCATGGAAAATAATCAGCTCACAATTATCGACGTAGATGCAACTTACTCATTGTCGGTTAAAAAGCCCGAAAAAATCGGTTCGCTATCAATGCTTATCGCCTTCGGTGATTCGACTAGCCGTAAGGGTGTAGCCGAAGATTGTTTAAAACGCCAATACTTAAGTGGTACTTATCGTCCCGTACTTCGTGATCTTGGCAATAATTTGCTTAACTCTAAAACAATCGTATTCTTTCCCGAGATTACCGAATCTGGTGCATTGAATAAAACCCGCTTTATTGACGCATGTAAACGCCTCTATAACGCATTGAACAAT